AAACGCGATAGTTCCACAGGTGATGTATGAGATATTTAAAGCAATAGAAACAATTCAAGATTAAAAAATCATGAAACTTACAAAAGAAGAAGATCAAGTTGTTTGCAAGTTCTTAAAGAATATTGTAGACGAAGGAGGAAAACAGCTATTAAAGCTAACTATGTTCATGTTACTTCGATGGTCGGAAGAAGCTATTCGAATAAATGCCGCCGAAATTGCTTTGGCCCAGGTGATCAACCATGAAGGAGAACAATATAATACCCGTATGGCTATTCAGTACTCTAAAGTTGGCGAGAAGACTTTGGAAGAGCGGGCGTATGAGATAGCCGACCGAATGATCTCTTCCGGATCAGCAAATTGTGATATCCGGGAGGAGTTGAAGAAGGCCATATTAGCAGGGTACAATTTGCATCAGGAGGATTTCGACGATGAATGACCTAAAACAATTCAAATACTGGCTCCGGATAAACGGGTTCCGTCCGGAGCAGTTTGGAACCGATACGAGATGGAACCCTATTAGGCTTAATTTTAAAAAGTTATGAAAGGAAAACTAACAACAGCAGTAGCCATTTCAGAAAATGAAATGCTCTCAATAGGTACGGAAATAGAAATCACAAACGGATGGTGTGGATGTGATGAATATTATTACCAATGCGAGATTCCCGGAGGAAGACAGGTGGTAATAGGATCCAAATCGATCGAGATCACCGACCATCGTCCGTATATAAACTGGGAACAACGGCGGTATGAACTAGCAAAAGATATACTATCAGGCATGTTGCCATTTATGACTTGCAAGGAGAGTGGAATAGAAAAAGGTACCACTCTCGCAGTAAAAGCAGCAGCCTATTTGGCTGACGCTCTTATAAAGGAATTAAAATCAAGTATAAACTATTAAAATACATAATCATGAACTTGTTGACATTTAAAACAGAACAGAATACAATATTACGCGTAATAATCAATTTAGAAGGCGAAACTTTTTGGTTTATAGTTGAAGACCTTTTAAAGATAGTATCGATAGAAAATCTAAACAATGCTATTAAAATATTGGATGAATATGAAAAAAAAAGAAATAGACCTCAATGGTGAAAAAACATTGGTGGTTAGCGAAAGTGGAATATACGGGCTCTTCTTATTTGCACTATCCGATAATAATAAAAAAGTAAAGAAATGGATAACGTCGGATGTAATACCTTCTATTCGGAAAAAGTGCAGCATAGCAAAAGACCAACAAATAAGCAAATATGACGTTTTACGAGAAATATCAAAAGAAATAGAAATATTGGATGATACTATCGAAAACCTCAAACGAGAAACCCGTAGGGTAAACAGTCAGAAAGAAGAAAAATACAAGGAGTTGAGAGCGCTTATATTGTCTGATGACAATCAAATGACTATTGAATTTGAAGAATAAGGTGTGAAAGAAATCAACAAACGGGAGCGATCAATTCCGTTTGTTGATTTTATTAAACGGTTTTGTACATTTATCAATTAAAAATTGAATGGATGCATAATCCTTATTTTCATAAAATGTATTGATCAGTTTCATAATTTCTTCCGCCTCTTTCGATTTGTTGACATCCGGATGATAAATTTTGCTGGCTTCTCTATAGGCGGTTTTTAAACGTTCTTCATCCTCTAGACGCTCTTTCTCATGTTCTTTTTCTATAGCACAATCAAGTTCATTTTGTTTTGAAAGGAGTTCAAAAACAACCGATTTATATGTTTCTATTAAAAGATTCTGCATATTAGACAGGGATAACTTTTCACAAATAAGGTCTATCATCTCTACAAAAACCAACCTGTCTGAATGGCGTTTACTGTCGAAATAGAAAGAGGGAATACCTGTTTCATATTCAATATATGACCTTGTTCTCCATTTGCCGTATTCAATATTCGCATACTTATAACATTCATAGGGACATATACCGACAGCTCTTGAAAAGGATAATGTATTTAACGAATAGTCGTAAAATACTCCTTCAGCATATATGAAGCCATGTAAAGAATCGCGTTGTTTGTATTTCGATGTACGTTTGAATTTATATACGCTTTTCTTGAATTTGATATAATAATAGTCTGAAAATGCTTTTCTGAATCCTTCATCATACTCGAAATGATCGCAAAGAATATTGAAAAACATTTTTGAGTGAACATAGAAATCTTTCCCTTTTCTTTTTTTTACAAAAGACCTGCATTCATAAACGTTCTTGTACTTATTCTTTACATAACGTGAAAAAGTGTGCTTATCCCTATATCCAAACAATTCGAAGTATTCGGACAGCAAGAAGATATTGTTTTCGTCTTCTATTAATTCCAGTAGGTGTTTAAATGATGTCATGATCGATATTTTATTTTGCAAACATATTAATTTTTCTGCAAAATAAGAGAGTTTACAAGGTTTGTTTTTGTCTTATTTTGCAGAAAAACCAAAAAAGCTGCAAAATATATTCGCTAATGGAAGTACATTGAAAACTCCTCCTATGAAGTGATACCATAAAACTTGTCCCCTTTTCTCTTTGCCATCCCAAAAATTTACCCCATCTTTGCAGCGCTACAACTACATATAGGCACTGCAAGCGAGCAGGTCAAAGGACAATAGAAGGCATAGGCAGTTCTATTATAATCCGTTCATATATCCTTGATATATGTGGTTGTAGCAAACTTGGATTATATAGGACTGCTTTTTTTATTCATTCATCTAAAGCTACAACCAGATGAAACAAACAACAACCGCTGCCGGAACCACTACCGTTCCCGCATCCGTTAAAGCCGGAACCATCTTTTCATGGGCGAATGTAGCCCGCGTTTACAGGCTAAATGCTTGCACAAATAAATTTTATGCGTATATTTGCAGCGTCACAATTACACATAGACACTGCAAGCGAGCAGGTCAAGAGAGAGTAGAAGGCATAGGCAGTTCTATCGTAATCCGTTCATATATCTCTGATATGTGTGGTTGTGACAAACTTGGATTATATAGAGCTGCTTTTTTTATTCATTCATCTAATGTCACAACCAGATGAAACAAACAACAACCGCTGCCGGAACAACCTCAGTTCCCGCATCCGTCAAAGCCGGAACAGTCTTTTCCTGGGCAAATGTAGCCCGTATATTGAACGCTATTCCAATGGGTATATGCGAATGTAAAACCGAAGCCGATGCGAAAGGTTATATAAAAGCGTTGGCTGTTATCCTGTCTGCCCTTGTATTGGCAGCTATCGAAGAAGGAGGTGCGCTATGAGACCCTTCCAGTCAAAGAGATCTACCGAATGGTCGGACCGATATAATGCCATCGATATTATCGATATCATAAAGAAAGGCTATCCAACAGACGAACGCGAGAAAGCCCGGCGGATAGGCGACGAACGCACTGGAGTTGACCACGTAAACCGCAAATTACGCGAGATAGCCAGCACCGGTGCAAAGGCTATCCACATGGCCGCCTACGTTATCAGCAGCATCGAAGACATGGCTCATAAGAACAAGGATATCGGCTACCTGTTGGCTTCCCTTCCGGGAGACAAAAGCCCATCAGCGGCAATATCCGAACTCGGCATGATGTTGGCCGACCTGAACGAACATGTTATCGACCGCATCGAAGCGGCCATGTTATGCACCCCGGAATTATTCAATAAGGAATATCTGAACGATCCGCTCCAGGAATACGTGGAAACGTTCGAATAACGACATAAATTTTCAAGCAATTTTTTTTTTACCGCCCTGCATCCGCCGTGAGGTTCGTGCAGGGCGTTTTTTGTACATCCTAACCACCCCGTATATCCCTACATTCGCCATATAACTCATAAAACAACAATCTCATGGCAATACGATTAGACAACATCATGGAGCGATGGGCAGCCCTGTTCAAAGAAATCCGGCATTCAGAATCTGCTCCCCGCTTTTTCCGCTACAACGACGAAATGGCTTTGGACGAATTTATCCAGCGTTACAAGAACATCAACGGGCCCGTAGCCGGTGTTCGCACCCACCTGGAAGGACGTTTCGACACCTCCAAGCGCGTCGACTATCCCGAAGAACAGTTTGTTATCCTCATGCGCGCCAGCCCGAAGGACTACCTCGCACAAGCAGATGCCAAGCACCGCTGCAAACGGATCATGAAGCAGTTCCTTGTTTACCTCGAACACTTGAAGAAAGAAGCCCTGCGTTCCGGAGACCGTACCGGCCCGCTGGCTATGCTGAAGCTCGACGATGTGCGCTACGACACCTTGGGGCCCGTTGCCAACGAATGGCACGCCGTCTTCTGCACCATCGAGAACAACGAGTACGAAAAGCTCTGCTATTCCGAATCCGACTACCTGACCGAATCCGAAGCCGGATGGAGCGATAGCCCTTCCCTTTGAAAACAATAGGGCTTTTAAAAAAAAAACGCCCTGATGAAAATAAAAAACGCCTAAGGTTTTTCCCGGAAATCCTTAGGCGTTTTTATTTTTCCCCAAGGCGTTTTTCCAGTTTCCCCGCCGCCATTTTTCCACCATTCCATTCATGGTAGGAAGTGGTTTGTAGGAATTGGTCAAAAACGAATGTTTTTACATATATTTTAAGAATTACGAAACTTTCAAAGTGGCAAAAAAAAATAGAAATACTTTTTTCTTGATTTTTTCTGACGGAGCTGTCGGAATATATATAGATATAATATAAAAGATTGAATACAAATGAATAATATAAAAGCAAGCTCCGTCAGACCTCCGTCAAACCTCCGAAAACCTCCGTCAGGATACCTTTTTTTCTGACGGAATATTTTGTTAATTTCTATTTAAAAACAACTCCGTCAGAGCCATTTTTGGACTTTGACGGAGGTTTTAACGGAGGTTTGACGGAGCTTAATTTGCTTTATATAAGATTAATAGCTTTAGAAATACCCCTATTCCGTCAGCTCCGTCAGAAAAAAGGCGAAAGTTGGATAAATACATGTTTTTTCGCGTTAACATTTCAATTTGTCATTTTCCATACAAGATACATTCGTTAACTTTTGAAGTGCTAAAAAATGCAATCGAGCAGATTGACCTGGAGACGTGTACGGTTTATAAAACCTGCGGAAAGAGCAGGAAAAACTGTTGGTATTGAATTTTTATTGAACCAAAAAGTGTTATGTGTTTATAAATCATTATATTTGTATTGAAAATCAATAAATAAATATCACTATGAGCAACATCACAATGAGTTTGGATCTCATGCGTTTCAAGAATGCCGGGATCACTACGCTAACCAGTTCGAAAACAGGCAAGGCGAAAAAATGTATCATCATTCCGATCGAAGACAATAGCCTGCTGGTCAATGAACACGGTATTTCGGTCAACCTGATTGGATTTCCCTACGACGGGAAGGAAACGCAGACGCATCTCATCAAGCAATCGTTCACAAAAGAGAAGCGCGATGCCATGACGGAGGAAGAAAAGAAGGCGTTGCCTATTCTGGGATGCGTATGGAAACCGAAAGAGTACACCCCCGAAGCTGAAGACAGTTATTCGGCCCCCCAGCAATTCAGCGAGCAGGGAGCAACTGCCGGCACGATTGATGATTTGCCATTTTAACCGGTACGGATATGGAATCAAAGACAAAGACCGTATTTATAAAGATGAAGCCCTACCTGAAAGAGTTCATCTTAGGACTGGAAGATAAAGACGGAAATAAACTGTACGGGCCGGAACCCGTACGGTTTTCCAAGAAAGATCGTATCTGTCAGCTGATCGACAACCTAAGGCACAAACCTTGGCCGGATAGCATTATCCTGAAACCTGAATCGCGTAAAGACAGGGCAAATTTTCTCGAAGTAGTCATCGAACCAGATCCGGTGATTCGTTTTGACGATTTGAGGACCTATCTTTCGGCAGATTCGCAGACGAAGATATCCAAATACATCTACAACCAGTTTTGCGCACACGTTTACGAATATGTCAACCACGACCTGATCTACCAGAGGCAGGTATTCCCGGGTGAAACTCCGAGAAAGGTGGTCGCCTACCGTAATTTCTGCAACCAGTACCACATACTGAGCGCGGAAGAAGACAGTATCCGGAAAGCGTTCGACAGGCAGGCAAAATCATTTATTACCGAACATGTAAAAAAAAAGTTTGATAGTCGTGAAAATATTGCCCGTTCTCAGCCGCCTTTTGCCGGGTTTTAGGCGCGGTTTGGCTATATTTCCGCCAAAAACAGGGCATTAAGTTTTATTTATAGTTTATTTTGTTGATATACAATTTATTATGAACTGCATAGAACTCATATCGGATATTATCAAAATCGAAGCGTACGCAGACAAGGACGTGCACTTCTCCATCCCATTTACCCACGACCGTGTGGTACGTTCTTCGGCCGTTACCCTTTCAGGCACCCCGTTGCTCCTTTCACTAAAGGAGGGGACGGCAGAAGCACGTTGCTCCATGGAAACATCGGAATCGGGAGACCGGTTCGACAATTCACTCACCTGGCAGGTTGACGACAACCGGCCGGATACGTTGCAACAAATCGGAATTCTTTCCTCAGGGCGTTACCATTATATGATAACCACCTACGGAGGCATCCGGAAGTTCATCTATAACTGGTGCGGCGCGGGGCGTACCCTTCCGGACAGCTCCATGAGCGGGAACACGGAAACGACATCCATGAAGTTTTCAGTGACGGGCCGGCACCCCATTCTTACCCTTATCTGACCTTTTAACCTTCTTTTCACCTATTAAAGCCACGTCCGGGACGGAGAGTGTCCGGTATTCCCCTCCTATACCTATATATATTCGTGTCAGAATTAAGATCACAAAAAGATCACTAACCCTTATTTTTTTGACACGATGAGTAATTACTCCTTTTTATCCGAAGTGATGCGTACCCAATACTGGATGATGGATCCGGTAGCCCTGCATCATTTCAAAGGAATCTTCACCACGGCCCGATACGACCTGGAAGCCTTGGGCGATGTCAGATGGGGAGAAAGACGCGCGGAAGGTAGTTTGCTCGTTTTCAAACCCGGACAGGCAGAACCGGAAGAACGGTTGATACAGACATCTCATCCAAACTGGTTCCCTCCAGAAGAAGAAAGTGCAAACAATCAGATCATTCATGTAATGCCTATAAAGGGAGCTATCACACATGGCGGAGCTGAATGTTCATATGGAACACGCGAACTGGCAGACCGCTTCCTTTATGTCGATTTGCAGGAAAACGTGGTAGGTCACCTGGTCATACTCGATACCCCCGGCGGTTCGGCTGTTGCCAACGACCTGGACGAAGTTTTCTCAAACGCCCGCAAACCGGTCGTAGCGCTTATCCGCGGTATGAATGCCAGCAAAGGGGTTTGGATTTCATCTTTCATACCCCATGTCTTTGCCGAACGCCCGGATGTGGAAATCGGATGTGTAGGAGTCATGGCAGTATTGCAAGGAACACGCAATGGCATAAACACCTTCAATGAAGTGTATTATGAAGTCTATGCCGACAACTCCACGATGAAGAACAACGAGTATCGCGAAGCCATCCAGAACGACAACACCGCCCCGACTGTCGAGTCGCTTAACAAAATGGAGACCGAGTTCCGCTCCGTAGTGAAACGTCGTTGGCCGAATGTGCCGGACGAAAAGCTTACGGGACGCATGTATAAGGCTTCGGACGTGGTAGGAGAACTGGTAGACGGCATCAAGTCGTATAACGAATCGGTCAACTACATCTTCGAACTGGCCGGGGTCGACCGTAAATTCGAAGGACGTGTGACGACCTTGGGCACTATAAAAGAACCCGCAGAAACAACCCAACCTGCCACCGGAACAGAGGAACCGGAGCAGCTTTTAAATAATAACCCTCAAACACTGATTATCCCAATGAAGAAAGAAGTATTAGAAGCTATTCCGGGAATGGGAGCCGTATCGGTGGACGAAAAAGGCAACCCGGTGCTCACCGAAGAGCAGTCAGGCATCCTTGAAGCCCATCTCGCCAATACGCAATCCGCGCTCTCGGCACAGGAGGCTCAGCAAAAAGAGATTGCCGACCTGAAGAAGCAAATCCAGGAGAAAGAGCAGTCCATCAAAGAGCTTGCCGACGCTACCGGCAAAGGTATCACGCAACCCGCCCCTTCGAACGACAATCTCGTGGAGCAGGCATCCGCTGAAATAGACGGCCCGATCGTTTCCGGACGGAAAGGAAACTATGCGAACGACATGAAAACCCTGAGAGGCGTTCTTGTAAGCAACGGATTTATAAATGAGTAACTAACCCTTTAAAGAGATTTATTTTATGTCAACAGTAACCGTTTCCTCTTTAAATGAAACATTCCAGAAGACCCGGAAGGACCTTTTTATGCTTCCGTCCGTTTTCATGGGGAATGAGATGTCACGTGCTGGTATCGCGATGATCCCCGGCATCCAGGATGAGCTGAAAATGTACAGCTACCTGCGACACTCCATCAACATGATGCCCTACAAGGCGAACCGCACATACGACAACGCGCCTGTGGGCGAAATCAAGAAAAACATCCTGAAGGTATACCTCTCCAACACGACGGCGCAGGACAACATCCAGGATTATGTACACACCGATGCAGCCGGTTTCACCCTGTTAGGCACGAACAAGACATATAAGAATCCGGCTGAACGCCTGATTTCTTATTCCATTTTCCAGGGCGTCTCCGAAGCCATGCTGAACCGCATGTGGTTCATGATCCGCAATGAAAACGGGAATACCACGTCCGATTTGGCCGATGGCTTCCTCGAGTTGATCCGCAAGGCACGCGAATCGGGCGAAATCAGCGCGGAATATCGCAACCTGATCGATGTGGGTCCGATCACCGACCCGGTAGACGAAACCGATACGACTGCTTACATGCAAGCACTTGAGTTCCTGAAACGTCTGAATCCGGCACTGCTCCGTGGCAAACCTGTAGTAAACCTGACGGTCGGTACCGGTATTGCCATCCAGCAGGCTATGCGAAACGCGAGCCGCTATTACAAGGATCCGGATCGCTACGGCTCGTTCGTGCTCCCCGAGTTCCCGAACGTTACATGGAATCCAAACCTTTCAATGGGCTTCGGCGACTTCATGCAGATCACGCAGGTCGGCAACATGATGTACGGGTTCGACTCCGTTTCGGACGACGAATACCTGTTGGCCCGCCAGATCGATAAAGACCCGAACGTCATCGACTACTGGCTGCAAATGCGCTTAGGTTTCCAATATGAAACCTTCCACCAGAAAGGTTTCGCATGTACGACCGGCACATTGAGCCCTGAATCGTACGAAGGCGACACCAAGCCGTCTGAAGTCTATACGCTTACCGTCAACGCCGGAGCGAATGGCACGGTAACCAAATCGCCCGAAAAGGAAAAGTATGCCTACGGCGACAAGGTCAAGCTGACCGCTACCCCGACCAACGAATCCACTTATGAGTTCGAAAAATGGTCTGACGGCTCCCTGGACGCTACCCGGAACTTCTCGGTGAGCGGTAATTTAGAATTGACAGCAACCTTTAAAGCGAAATAGACATGGCAGTAACGAAAGCAACTTTGTGCGACTTCGCCGACCAGACCGCAGAGTCTGGTTGCGGCGAATCATTGAGCGGTATTTCTACTACCGTGTATGTAGGGTTCAAGAATGACCTGGTAGATCCGTTACCCCAGCTTATGACTCCCGGATCGACAGATACGGAGTTTGCCCTGGAAGACTATGCGAAGATAGAGGACACACCAGGCTTCAAGTTCAAGGAAGGCAAGCATTTCTACAAATGGGAGTTCGATACAGAATCCGGACAGCTCACGTCTACCAGCAAAGGACAACAGAAAGGATACGAACAAACCTTCACCTTCATGATGAAGAACATGACACCGGAGCTTTCCGCCCTCATGCGTAACCTGAATAACCGCAAAGATGTCTTCTTCCTGTTCCCCGAAGAGGGTCACTATGTAGCCATCTACGATCCTGACCGTAACGTAAATATCGCCGATGGTGGTATCTCCTACGATTCCGGCAAGGCGGCAGGCGATGATTCCGGTACGACGGTCACGGTCACTTTGCCGACCCGTTTGCCGAAAACCTACTACTTCGGTACGGTCACTACGACCCCCGCAGCAGGAGCATAGTTTTTTTGTTTGTTGATTTTCCATAAATAGAAGGAGAAGCCAGGCGCAGCCTACTCGCAAGGCTTCTCCTCTTTATTTAATAAAAACGTATAATATGCTAATATATAGAATGATGACAGTCGAAGAATGGAACGACCTGAAAGCCCGTACGGAAGCCCTGTTGGCCACCGATCTGAAAGAATATCATAGTTTCAGCAAGCTGTACGACGAACATGTGAAGGCATTGAGCGCATGGACACTGAGCCAGTCGGAGGTGGATGTATTCCGCCGTGGCGACCCGAGCGTCTACATGACACGTATCCGCGCTGTCCTAAAACGCATCAAGGACATGACGCGCTATCCCCGCCTGATCACTCCGGAACGCCCGGCAAAGCCCTTATATATTGCTAACGTTCCCGCGTCTACCGCCCCGCAGATACCCGGTGCACCTGCACCTGAACCAATTGCACCCCCGGAAACGCCCAAGGAGTGGAACCGTTACATGGATTTTGACAGCTACAAGGACCAGCTTTCCCCTGCCTTGCAGAAAGAAGGGGAAGAACTGCTCACCTGGTTCACCAACCGCCGCCGCCTGCATGACCTGGCAAAGAACCAGGAGCGGGAAGGGGTTAACAAGGAAACCATAGCCGCTACCCTTGCGGAAATGGACGCGCAGGAAGCTCAGATATCCGGGTTCTTCGACCGGGTGGAAGCCTTCATGTCCGGCAGCAAGCAACCGGAGACGAACAAATACGAAGAAGTGAAGCCTTCAGGATCTTTCTGCAAGGCGGAAATCGAAGAGATGCAAGCCTATAACCCTGTATGCGCCGCCCTGTCAAAAGAGAAGCGCATCGCAGCAAACCGCAAGTTCATATCCCGCAAAGACCTCATGAAGCCCAAGGATCCGGACGAACTAGCCCTGCGCATCCGTGAATTGCAGGAATGGGGCGTACCAGTACCGGCCATGGATGAAGAAGAGGTAAAAGAGGAAGAAGATGAATAACTTGCCTGATAGTTACCCTTACCTGGAACCGTGCCCGGGATGCTTCGAAAACAGCCTACGGGCGTTGTCGGAACGTCCCGGTTCGCCGGTATTCTTCTCCAACGGTGATTTCACGCTGGAACGGCTGCTTACCGCCTTTTCCAAGCTGGCAGGCGGTGGTTATTTGATTCTATGCACCTACCGGCTGGAAAAGAAAACGGTTGAACATATACGGGCACTTATGGAACAAGGGCTTTTCGACATGGCTATGGTATTCTGCACGATCAACGTGTCTGAAACTGATATAGGCATGAACGGAAATCTCCGTGTCGTCCAGTGTGCCATGAACGCTTTCGTCGTGCAAGCACACAACGACCATCGCTCCATAACCCTCTCCGGTCTGTTCATGCAAGGATTCTGCAGCCACGGTCTGGAAATGTTTACCCTGCACAACGATCCCGCCGACCAGGCATTGATCAGGAAGACGCTGTTTTCTAAATATAGGAAGCAACTTGGAAATAATTAAAAATAAAATAATAGGATTCTCATGTCAAGAAATAGCCGTACCTCTTTCCAGGAGAAGATCTGCCTCCATTTCTGGGACAACGAAGATGAACTCAAAGAGAACTTCTCCGCCCCCGAAATAACCCGCCTCATGCGCCTTCGCGACCTCGACCGCGAAGTGCTTCTGAACCCGACACGTCCATCATCCTACTACGTGTCGTGGCTCCGCAGCAAGTACCGTATCTGCGAACGGCAGGCGCAATACGACCTGCAAGACCTGAAGATAGCGGTAGGTGCGTTTTCGGTAGACGATAAAGAGTATAAGAAACGCAACCTATCTGAAGGCCTGCTCCGCATGATGTCTTTGTGCGAAGAGAGGCAGGACGCCTCCGGATATGCCCGGAACGCCAAGATATACGCCGCCATCAACCGCCTGGACAAAGACGATCCCGTACCGGTAGACAAAGACATGGTGCCCCTTTCCGCCCGTCCGACGCTGGATGCCAAGTACCTGAACGCAAAGTTCGAAAACCCCGATATACTGAAACAGATGAAGGAAGAAGCCGAAAAGAGGTGGGCGAAACGGTTGGCGGAAGACACCGAGTTCGAAGAAATAGAACAACGCGCGTATGTCGACCCATTGGATAAATCGAAGATGGATATCGAAAAACAAGAGCCGGAGGACGATACGATATGATAGAGAATTTCCGCGAACAGATAGGCGATGCCGAAAAGAAGTTCTGGCTCAACGAAGGCCAGTTCGAAGTATTCAACCTCATGCCCCGCCGTTTCGTGGGCATATGTTCCCGCCGCTTTGGGAAGACACACGGGCTGCAAGGCCCCTATCTGATCCGGCTGGTCACCTACATGCCGCGCGGCAAGAGCTTCATCTATTGCTCCAACTTCAAACAGGGGCTTACACGAACCATACCGGGCACGATTGCGGCCATAGAAGATATCACGGGATGGAAGAACGGCACCCACTTCTTTGTAGGCTGCAAAGCCCCCCAAAGCTGCCATTTTCCTACTCCCTACGTATCCCCTTTGAACTGGGAACACTGCATCCACTGGTTCAATGGTCACGTCACCCATATCTTGAGCCAGGACGTGAAACTATCCGCTAACTCCCTCTCCCTCGACGGCGGGCTGATCGACGAAGCCAAAGACAGCAAGAAGGAGAAAATAGACAACGAGCTTATGCTTGCCATCTCCGGTACGCCCGGCAAGTTCGACGACTGCCCCCTGAAGAAATCCATATGGATCACTACCGACCGCCCCATCACCCGCGCCGGGCAATGGGTCGTCGACCTCGAAAGCCAGGCGACCCCGGAAATCGAAATGGAACTGAAGAAAAGCATCGATTTCTACCTCTTCATGGAATACTACAACGCCAACAAGTACCGGATTTATTCGCAGAAGAAGCTGGACGCGGAGTTCCGCTACATGAACGAAATGCGCCGGGACTGTTACCTGTACCGTGAGTTCAACACCATCATGAACATAGCGGTCGTAGGCATCGATTATCTCAAAGATATGGAACGAATACTTCCTAAGCGTATCTTTGACATATCCATCCTAAATAAACGCCTGAAACGCACCGCAGACGGCTTTTACAGCGCGTTCGACAGTACGCGCCATACCTACGTGGTTGAAACGGCTGAAAAAATGGAAGATTTCCGCGTATCGGTAAAACCCCCTTCGGGCAGCCGTGCACGCGGGACGTACAGCACCTACGACTTCAAATCCCTGCAAGAACAGAACAAAACCTGCTTTCTCGATCTCGACATCGACCCGAAGCAGAGCCTGAACATAGCTCTCGACTACAACAAACGCATCAACTGGATCGTGACCGGCCAGCGGCAGACGATCGGCGGCATTGAGCGCATGATGGGACTAAGCTCCATGTTCGTAAAGGACGGCAGGCAGATCCCCGAACTTGTTTCCGACTGGTGCGACTACTACGAGCCGCACCGCCAGCGCAACAATCGCGTGAACTACTACTACAACCAGACTGCCAAGCAACGTAAGTATGCCAACCACGAGAAGAATGAGCAGTTCTACGAAACGGTCATTGCCTGCCTGCGTGCCCGCGGCTGGAACGTGAACGCGGTCGACATGGGCGAAGCCATGTACCACATGACCAAGTTTTACTTGCTCTACAACGCCTTCATGCACCGTTACGATAGCAAGCGCGGAAAACCCAACCTGTTTCCCTACCTGAACTACGACAACAACGAGTTCCTGATCGCCGCCCTCGAAAACACCGAAACCGGCGAAAAATACGATGGCTTCGGCAAAGACAAATCCGGTGAGAAGAAAACGGAAACCGAAGAAGACCGCGCCGAACTCCGCACCGATGGGACAGACGCATTCGACGATTTGTTTATAGGAATGAACAATTTCTACAGGGAAGGTTCGCTGCGGTATCCGGGGTTAAGTATTCGTTGAGATTTATATCTGCAAAATATTCTGTTTCAATATATTTTCGTATATTTGCAAAGTGAAAGAGAATTATGTTTCCATGGTATTTGATTAGGTTTTTAGCATTAGAGGATGATTGATTGAGCCGTTGCATGTGAATGTGGCGGTTTTTTTTATGTTTTTTCGTCTGCTTTCTCTTCTAAATATCCGTCCTGGGTATGTTTTGGAGTTTGCCGAACAGATTAAATAATTTATTTACTTGGATTTGATTCGGATAAGCCCCCTGACGGACGATTTGGACGCATAGAACGCACAACTGAGCCCGCTCCGCCCTACGGCGTGTTAGTCCTGGACGGATGGCACCGGGCGCAAATATGCCGGACCGACAGGATTAGATGTCATTGATATAATAGATATAACTTAATCCGTCCAGACGTGGTCCATTCGTAAACCTTTATTTTAAAAGTTAGATTATAATCTGGGAAAATGTGAGCTATTCTCTGTAATTTTTATCAAAAGTTAAATGTTTAGTACTAGTAAAATTTTTTCGCTTAAATGTTTTGTGGTACTAAACATTTTTGTATCTTTGTAGTGTAATAATAAAACAAATAAGACATGGACATCATAGGTAGTAAAATAGTAGGATACAGATACGGTGAAGCTCCTGAATGCGGGCGATCATTTAATACTCAAACAAGACAGTATGAATGTGGCGTTTCAATGGCTCAGGTAGGTTATATGGAAGAAGTTGGATCATTTGCCGTTTCTGGCGCTTATGGTCGTAAAAAATACTACTATGAAGGTACTATCGTGGGTTTTGGTGGTGACGATGAAGTCTGCCTCAGTGATGTAAGAAGAATATCTTATAACGAATACAGATCACTAAAATCAACTTACAAAGAAGTAAATAACGCTATTGTTAATGAAAAATGTGATACTCTTCTTTCTTTATTAAGAAGAGGGTGGACGGTATTTCCTAATACAGTAGAAGGTATAGAGGAAATGAGAAATAAAATGTTGAAAAAATGATAAGAGAAAAGATCAATGAAGCAATAAAACTCCGGGGAGTCAAAGCAATAGACCTCGCAGAGCACATAGGGGTAAATAGGAGTGCTATGTCTCTGTTTTTGAACGGAAAAATGAATTTTAGTCAAGATAAGATTGAAGCTATATTGCGGCTACTCAATATAGAACTTGTTATAAAAAAGTAATCTTAGAAGCTTTAGACATCCGGTTAAAGATGGACTAGTAAAATAAACCCCGGCGGAATTTTTACCGGGGTTTATTTATTAGCTTTGCCCCTCTATTTTGTGTATAACATCTTTCAATTCTTTTATATTATCCGCATGGTAAAGTTGCCCTCGGTACCGTATAAGGGCGGTTAATTCTTCTTTTCCTGCAACATCTTCAGGGGATGCGAATAGTTGCCATAGGGGAACATCTAGGGCGGTGGCTATACGTTCGGCTGTCTCTACAAGCATTTTACCCCCAATTTGTTTACTTAATGCCTGTCGGCTAATGTTTAAAGCGTCTGCCAATTGAACAACGCTCATTCCTTTCTCTTTTAATATTTCTTTAATTCTTGTCATAGTTTTATATTTTGGTGCAAAGTTATACTAATGGAATTAATGTAAATAGAACTATTTACTAACAATAGTTAATCGGAAATATATTTGTTGCTTAATTCTTGCATGTGTAAATAATAGTGTTTACATTTGCGTCATAATAATAAACAAAACAACAACAATAAAAAATTAAAGTAATGAAAACAAGTAATTCAAACATTGCAAGTTCTTCAAACGTAGTTATCACTATTTTAGACAATGCCGGAAATGTTTTCGACTCCTGCGAATGGTTATGTATGGAAGATTTGAATGTTATGTTGCAGAATGTAGCAGACGAACCCGCCTGCATGGGTGGAAAGGTGATTATTTCCGCCGATAGTCTGATTGATGAAGTACATGAAATTACAGATGTCTATTTAAAAGAAATGGGAATTGCTTAAATATTAATAGTTTACAAATAGAGTAATAACAAAAAACAATAAACAGTCATGAAAACAGCAACTAACAACACAGTAGTAACAATTAATCGTGAATTAAACGAAGCGTCAGAAGCTCTGAAATACGAATTTTACACGCAAAACGGTTGGGCCGGATCAAACTACGACCAGAAATTAGGTGCAAAGGAAATAGCCGTAAAGGTTCGCGCCTTCTTAAAAAAAGAATTTCCGGGCTTTAAATTTTCCGTCCGTTCAAAATGGGGGATGACTGCCGACACTCTGTATATAACTATTCTTTCCGGTCCTATACAGGCACTTTGCGAAGGTAACCCCCATAGTTTCGAAAGCAGTATAAGCGGATTTGGGGGACAATATAGAGGGAGAATAACCGATGAAATGTTAGCCGTTTGCGACAAAATACACACATTTGTAAGTTCTTATCGTTTTTCTGATTGTGACGGGATGATAGATTATTTTGATACAAATTTCTATTGCTGGATGAACGTAGGAGAATCAGACAAGCCGTACCAGGTCGTAGAACCGACCCGTCCGGAAAAGAAAACAGCCGCCCCCGGCTCCTATGGCGATACGGAAATATCACCGGTTTCTAACGCTGTCGAAATCGTGGACTATTCCGAAAAGGCGATCGCCTTATTTGGCAACACTAAAACCGTCAAAGACCAATTAAAGAGCCTCGGCGGACGTTTTAACCCGTCGTTAAAGCACAACGGAACAAAGCGTGCCGGCTGGATATTCAGCAAAAAACAGGCGGACAATGTGCGGGCGTTGCTCGCTCCATCCGTGGAGGCCGAACAGGTTACCCCTTCTGCTGTTTGTGTGCTTGTAAAGAAAACAGACTTAGAAGAATTGACAGAAAGCGGCGATCAAAAGGATATAATCGAAATGATCGAGGCTAAAGAACGGGCGTTTACGAATGCTTCCGAAAACGCCGAATTTTACCGGAGTATCGGAAATTATGAGTTTGCCGACACAGAACAAACCCGGGCGAACCGATTGAAAAAAGACTTAGCCCAGTTACGCAGGGCATTGCCTGCTGATCCTATCCAGCCTACCGGATTAGCTTCAGCCACAGAACAACCCGAACCAGTCGAAACGCCTTCGGTCGCCTATGGAGATTCTGAAATATCACGAAATTTTGACGGAAACAGAAAAGAAGGGCATAAACTTGGAATATTATTCACTGTGCCCAATGAAATCAAACAACCAAATACCAAGGAATACCGATTAATGTATTTCTTTGGTACATGGATAACAGCTGAATGTATTTACGCCGAAAGCGATGAAGAGGCTGTTTTTGATGCAGATAGTAACCCTAAAATAGCTTCCGATACACTTCGTTACGCGTTGTTCAAGGGTAATAATATTATTAAGATGTATGATACAGGGAATGTAGGGGCATTTCCATAGTCTATGTAATAATAATTCCCGTTTTTTGGGCGTGGGAAAAAGGGTAAAGTCTCCGGCTGCCTGATCGGAACCTATGGACTATTGGAGATATCACGGATTTTCATATAAAAGACAAAATACCAACAAAATACCAACAAAATATTATTACATATTATTATTTTTGATACTGAAAAGGATTATCTTTGCGACAACAACAAGATAACACTACGATATATTATGTTAGTTTTTTCAGGACAATTTACAACGGGTGGATCGACCATACGGGCAAAACTTGAAATGTATATGTTTCAAGAAGATGGAGCATATATAGTGTATTGCCCGGCTTTAGATCTTTCGGCGTATGGAGAAAATGAAAAAGATGCGCGAAAGGCTTTCGAGCAAACATTTGAAATGCACTTTACTTACTGCATCAATAAAGGGTCCCTATATGATGACTTGAAAAAACACGGCTGGACGATTAGAAGCAAAAAACAAAAGAAGATAAAAGCCCCATCGTTCGATAAAATGCTACAAACTAATGACGCTTTCAGGGATATAGCCCGTAATAAGGATTACGTGAAATACAGTGAAGAAATAGGTATCCCCGAATTTGTTTGATTGTGATTAAGGTTACATGTCCTATGGACTTTCTGAAATATCACTGATTTTCCCAAAACAACCTAATCCCGCCTATGGAACTTGTGAAATATCACGGATTTTCTTGCGAATCCTAAAACAGTAACAAAATAGTTACTGTTTTATTTGCTTTGCAGTAACGAAATTGTTACCTTTGCAGCGTAATAATAAAGCTCTTTGATATGAAAGTTTCAGAGGTTGTACGGTTGCTGAAAGCTGCCGGCTGCACCATCTACCGGAGAGGAGGAAACCATGATATTTGGTTCAGTCCGTTGACTGGCAAAACATTCCCTGTTTCCCGCCATAAAACGGAAGATTTAAAGCCGAAAACGCTCGAAAGCATCAAGAGCAAGGCGGGGATTTGATCCCCGCCTATTCAACCGGAAACTGATAGAGGAGAGTATTCTAAAAACATTCAACATGGAAATCATCGCAATCATCGAAAAAAACGAAAACAACTACTATCAAATCAGCTCGGACGATGAGTTGCAGGGCTGTTGTTTTGGAGGCTACGGCTATTCCGTGGCAGAGGCAAAGGAGGACTTTTACAAGAGCATCCAGGAGGCGAAAGAGATTATAACGGAAAGAGGTGATGAAATCCCGAAAGAGGCGGAAGATATTAAAGTGTCTTTCCGGTATGATATCCCTGCATTGTTTAATTATTTCGATTGGATCAATGTCAGCCAGTTTGCAAAGAGGGCAGGCGTAAACGAATCGAAGATGAGACAATATAAAGCAGGTTTGGCGTATGCGTCCGAAACGACTACAAAGAAAATCCTGAAAACCCTTCAGGATTTAAGTAAGGAACTACAGACGGCCACACTTTGACAGATCCAAGCCGCGAGGCCTCGAAACATAGAGCTTTTATTAATGCGCCCCGATCCGGAAGGGTCGGGGCTTTTTTTGATTGGAAAGCAATCATTTATACACAAATTATTTATTACCAAAATAATAATAATTATCTTTGTTGCGTGAACGAATTAAAACTTTAAAACCATGGGAATCATTGATAAACCTATTCCTACTTTTGATAAAGAACAAATTGATAATTATATATTGAAATTAATACCATGAAAGGAGATTTATTAGTTACAACAACCCCGTCAGTCGAGAATGCGACAGTCGTTAAATATTTAGGAGTTGTTTCTACAAATATTGTTATAGGAACAAATGTTTTTTCTGATATAATAGCTTCATTTTCTGATTTCTTTGGTGGCTATTCTGGTCGATATAAATCAAAATTGGAATTGATCTATGAGAAAGCAAGAGAAGAACTTATTCAAAAATCTATCAATAAAGGAGCCAATTGTATATTGAATTTTAACGTAGACTTTGATGAAATATCATCTCAAGGAAAATCTATGTTTATGATTGCATCTTCAGGAACTGCTGCAATTATAGAGTTTGAAAAAGGGGTAAAGAGTATAATTCCTGGCGTCGTAGACAATGAAGATTTGGTGAATGAAGCTAATAGACGTTTACTTATTTATAAGATAAATGAAAAAGGCATTCTTCCCTCGGAGGATGATTGGGAGAACATAAAACACTTGTCTATACCTGAAATAGGCAAAGCATTGTTAGATAAGTATATAGAATTAGATAATGATCTTGATGATTTTAGAAAAAAAGAAAAAGACTTAATGCTTAATAATCTTATTTCTTATTTTCTGTCAATAGACTCAAATATTGCTTCTAGCCTTTTGTATCCCATTGTTTTAGAGAAAGGAACCAAGATTTCTTCTATTATTGTTAAATCTAATTTGTTTTCTGCAAAACATATTTGCGAGTTGATGGATAAAGGTTTAAACAATTGTTTGTTAATCTCTTTAATGTCTGCTGAAAGGGATAATTATACATCAGACGAACTTTTGTACATGAAAAAAATTCAGTTGAAACTGAATAGCTTTCCAGATCTTCATGTACGACTATCGAAAAAAAGCTTACTCGGCAAAGAAAAAGAGGTTATTAAATGTGCGTGCGGCAAGAGTTTTGACGCGGATAAAGAGTATTGCCCAGAATGTAAGAAAAATAATAAAGGTTTTAATAAAGAGGAACAAGACGTTATTGATCTTTTCTATAAAAAGGTGGAAGCATTAGAATCGTTGCTTGAAACAAACAATTAATAATTTTGATATAGTATAAAAATGAAAACAAAAATTGAATTTACAACAGCAGAAAAAAGTTTGTCTACAATGGCAACAGTTGTATTAGTATTGGGATTAATAGGATCCATCGTGGTGTTTTTGGGAAACTGTTTTATTTGGGAGCGTTCTTCTTATTCAGGGGAAATAAAAGGAATTGAAGGCTTTAACTGGCTTGGCCTTTCTTCGCTTATCTATATCGTGATGGCTACTCTTCTTAGCTGGTCGTTACTATCCATCATTGCGGAAATAGCTGTAAACATTCGAAAAATGAAAGAAGGTAATGGCTTGGACTGGCAAAAAGAATTTGCCTTATTAGTTTTACTTCATAAAAAAGAGGAAGCTAAAAAAATATTGTATAAAGAGATTTTGAATTCTACAGAATTCAAATCTGTATTGTCTGGAGGAAGAGAGGAATACCATAATGACTGCATAAAAAAATTGAATAACAAATTCAGTGTTTATTTGAAGGCTATAGGGGAACATGAGGTAAATATTGAAGCCGAAAGCGAATTACTAAATGTATTCAAATAAGAGAAGCATCTTTTATCGGAAATAGTTTGCGAACTTCAAATATAATCCCCATATTTGCAGTGCTAAACAAATCGTTATGTAAATAATGACGTCTCGGGCGCGGTTAAAGCTCGAAAAACATACGGGCTTTTTTTATGCCCATAAAATATACGGCTGTCTATCCCATGTATTATATACCGCCTTGGCGTTATTATGGTACGATTTGTTTAGCGACACGGGAAATGACAGCCGTTTTTCTGTCTAATAGCTAAACAAATCGTATCATTATGGTATCAAAAAACCAAGCAACCGCTTCCACCCCGGAAGCCGTTCCCGTAAAGCCGGGACTGTATGCCCTTGCGAAGGGTATTCTTTTCGTAGTTGTATTCTTTGCCATCTTAGGCATGGCGGGACATTCGGACTATATTGACGACGTTTATTATTCCATTCCGGATGCCGCCTTTGAGGAAATTGCCCTGAAGCTGGGCGACCGCGCTACACGCTCTGAAATAGTGGATGAATATATGGATAGCCGGGCGTATTACGACGCTCTGGCTTCCTATGGTACATCGGAAATATCACGGATTTTTCCTGAAGATTAACAATCGTATCTTTGGGGTAGACGTGCAGCAGCTGCTACCCTAAAGATTTTTTATACACTCAAAAAAGAATACAAAATGAAAGAGAATAAATATTTGCTCCCGGCAAACTACAGAAGCTTGGAGAATGAATTGTTCCGTGCCTTGCGAGTACTGAAGGCGGAACGTAACACGGAGGGTAAAGACCTTCAGGACATGGTAAGCGATTACGAGAAGTCGCTTTTGGGAGCGCAGGACGTGTGTGCTTCGCTCCGTCAGATGGTCAAACTGTTTACCCGTTTGGTAGGCATATCTTCTTGTGCGCTCCGTGACCTGGAGAATATCCATCGCGAGTATCCGGACATAAAAATGATGTCGAGCGTGCGGTCGAAGGAGCCGGGTATCTATGTAGCCGAAGCGGCAATGCTGCTTCCGGAATTGTCTGATCCGGTGATAGAGCGTATTACGAATGCGATCATTGCTTCACACGAACTGTTCATTCGCAGTTCGTTGGATACACCTATGAATGAATGCTTTCCGGATTACAGCCCGGACGGAATCAATGGATGGGAGTGATCCTTTTTAATTCGCCTATGGAATCTCTGTAATATTACGGATTTATCCATATTGTTGAAAGCTGATGGAACGGGCAGTCTTGTTCCATCGGCTTTTTTATATACGGTAGGTTCGGTAGCCGGACTCATCCCCTTTTCGGTTTGCCCCTCCCCCTGCCCCCCCCTGCCGGCCGATAGGCAGACGTTTGACGGAATTACGTACACGATATACGGGATAGACATGCGGTTTTTGTCCTTAAATGCCCCAAGTCGTCTGTTTATATTTGCTTATAGAACGTAAAACAAGTATCAACAGATAGCATGTCAATAGTAACTGTACAGAAACCCGATAGCCTGTCGATGAGCGGCAACATGAAGGATCTGATTTTACAAAGCGCCGACCCGGTTCTTGTAAAACTGTCGGTAGGCGGTCAGACCATCCTGGAGGAAGCCTATTATCCCGGCAACGGGAATCTTATCCATGTGGATTTCCGTGAGGTTGCTGAATCTTACCTCTCTTTCACGCTACCTTCTTCAGATGTGTTCATACAACCCAGGTTGGCGGCTGAGTTTTCTGTCACATACGACTCTGAGACCTATACCTTCAGTTGCATAAAAAGCGGAAAACTCAACCTGAACGAATCCGCCTCGCAATTCCTGGCAGGCAATTTCCTTACCTGGCAACCCACGCAAAAGGCAGTCACCTATTACAGTCCCGAATGGCTCACCTATTACGCCACAGACGATTGCTCCGTGCGCCTCCGGGCCTACTGGGAAGACGGGACGAACACTTCCATCACGCTTTCTACGCAAAGCCGTGGCACTTGCGTAACCTATAACCTGCAATACGCTGTTATTTACGGCAAGTTCACCCCCAAACGCCCGATGTATTATGATGTCTGGGTAGAAAACGCCTCCGGAGCACGCCTGAGCTATGTGCAGCGTTATCTGGCAAGCGAAAAGCAGGGAGAAGATGAGAATTGGTACCTGTTTGAAAACAGCTTGGGAGGTATTGACAGCTTGCGTGCCTACGGTGCATTGAAAGATGATCCCGAATATACGCACAACTTGGCTTCTTTCGGCGATGAGAGTGAGGAATACAGGATAGATTCTAACCGTCTTCTTACGCGAAACACGGGCATGCTGACCCCTGAAGAGGCTCGTTGGCTGCAAGACATGTTTGTTGCCCGTCGCAAATACGTGTACACCCTATCCGGCTTGTACCGGATCGTCTTCACGTCGAGCGACGCAAAGACGGACAGCGCGAATCCGCCCACTTCCTACTCCTTTACCTACCGGCTGGCAGACAACCGTCCTTATCTGGATATCCAACGAAGAACGGACCTTCCTGAGAACCTGGTAATCCCTGTACCGACGGGCGAAACTTTTTTTTTGCCCCCACGTCTCGCTGAGTTCTCGAAGCCTTCGCTTTCGCCGGATCTATTGATTCCGGTACAGGAACCGCATACCGAGGTGTGGGGGGCAACAACTACTGGGCAGATACATGACAAAGTTTTAAATGATCTTATTACAGAATTAGAAGGATTAGACTTAAAAACATCTCAGGGTGGTACTGGTATTGAAACCATTAAATCAACCGACGAGGAAACGATCCCTACCGACTTCAACATTTATTCGGCTTTAAAGTCAAAACTGGAAGATGACAAGAGGGTCACAGAGATGGAAGAGAAGTTTATCCGTAAGGATAAGCCGGATGGAACGGATTACCTCCTGACTGCCAGAGGAGGAATTAATATTGGCGATTTTATCAGCGGCCTTTTAGGATCGGGAGCCCGCATAAACGAGAAAGGAGAAATAGAAGCCCGTAGCCTCCAACTATGGGAGTTTCTGAATGTTCCGGAACTACGCTTCAATCGCGTAGATGTTATCGCCGGTGAAACCTGGAACGCCATAGCATTCGGCCTGATCGAGTCCGTCGACACGGTAAATCAGATCGTAACTCTGAAACTCGAAGACGGCGAATTATCCGGCATGCGCTTGAATGACTTTTGTCGCGGTATATTTCATAATCTCACTGGGAACGAGACAACAGCCGGTACAGACAGTGCCGGATTTAAAACCATGGTCGGATTCTCAACGGCTTATTTTACCCCGGTAGAGATTATAGATAACGCACATTTCAGATATGAGTTAAAACCGGGTACGACAGTGCATCCTTGCGTATCAATGAAATATGCAGTATACGGCAACCCGACCATAAAAGAACGTCAGCAATCCTCTTATTCTACCAGAACTTATATCAGGTTCCTTCGTAATGTCAATACCTGGGAGATACACCCTGATAAAAATGTCTCCTCACAATGGGGTGACCTGTCGGATCTGACGATAAACGGGGAATCGTTAAAGGATGGTTCCATCTACTTGAATAATGTTTACTTCGGCGGCAATGTGTGGAGTGTTCCGGGATTGGATAGCGGACTGAAAGGGTTGGACGCTTATTCTGTCACCCTGTCAACATACAGTGCCGTATATAACACGAAAGACGGTTTGACGGAGCAGGTCGATGTTGTTTCCGGAGGCAATAACGTAGTAACCGGCTCTGACCAGGTTGTTACACAGGACTTCCGTATCACCACTAAGATACAGGTAACGAAGGGTACGGAACTGCTGAGATACAGCACAGTGCTTGGAACCGGTAAATACCTTGTAAACGCCGTAGGTACCGGGTGCACATTTACTGTTACGGACGGGTTGGTTGTTGTACATAGTGCAACAGAAGAAAAAGCTGAAATAAAGCTGGAGATCAACTGTGAAGGGCTGGCAACCTATGAACAGGTATTTACCATTGTCCGTGTGATCGACGGCGTAGACGGTACCGATGTGGAATGGATTTTTAAGCGATCACAGACTGAGGAAGACAAGCCTTCCAGACCTGCTACTTCTGAAAATACGGATGATTATGTGCCTTCCGGCTGGACGGATGATCCGGTGGGTCCGGATATCGACAACCCGTTTGAATGGTCGTGCAAGCGTGAAAAGAAAAACGGCGTATGGGGCGCATTCTCCGATGTGTACCTGTGGTCTAAATGGGGGAAAGACGGAAAGGAGACTGAGAGTGTATATGCTCAAACAAAAATACTGGCTACTCCGTCATACACATGGAGCGACGTTGACAATTATGTCCCGTCAGGCTGGACTTCCGAACCGCAAGGGGTAACATCCGAATATATATATGAATGGATCATGCAGCGGAAGAAAGTAAACGGCAGCTGGAGTCACTGGAGTGCACCTGCCATATTCGCCAAATGGTCTAAAGACGGGACAGATGGAACGGACGGACTCGATGGTTGGTCTATATTCCGCTGGTATAAAATATCAGCATCCCGCCCGTCAACACCTACATCGGCTCCGCCATCCGGATGGTCTGTTGACCCTCCAACCGGAGAAGGCATAGTATGGGCAACGGAATGTCACGGTCGTATAAACGAGGGTGGAAGCATTACTTATAAGAATGATTTCATTACCCCTGTTCAAGTGACAGGTCAAAAGGGCGATGACGGTTCAAGAGGTCCTTTCATGACATTCAGGCGCAAATATGATCCGACAAAACAATATACAGGATCAACTACCCATGTGGATGCAGTTTATACGGAGGATTCATCCGGAAATAAAACGTATTGGGTGGCTAAACCTACAGCAGGTATTTTTTCCGCCAAAGTACCTAATACTTCATCCGCGTATTGGGAAGCATTTCAGGGACAGTTCGAGAGTATTGCTACGGGGTTAGCTTTAATCGAAGAGGCCAATATTGCCGGTTGGTGGTTCTCCGACTTGGTTATAGAGAGCCAAAACAGGAACTGTGTCATAGATGGTAATGCTGATGATCATCCACGCATAGCGTTAGGGGCCAATTATGCCAATAGAGATAATGCTCCAATACGGCTTTATGAAGATGGAAATTTTATAGCTACAAATGCTAATATATATGGTACATTTCAAACAGCAGTTAATGGTTTGAGAATGGTAATATCTAATCAATATCAGACTGATAATATCGTAATGCAGATGTATAATGCTCAAGACGAATGTTTGGTTAGAATTGGTGCCGATGAATCTGCTGGTGGATTTGTAGGTGTGTTTAAAAACGCAAACGCGGATCCAACTAATAACTATTATTGTGTGATGAATAAAAACGGGGTGACTTCGACTTATAGATCCTCAATGGCTAATTCCCCAATATACGGTAATATACAAGCTACTCCTACAGGGTTTACATTGTATAGTAATTCTTGGAAAAAATCGGCTGATGCTACCGTCGGCTATGTTTATGTAGAAAATGGTTATTTACGAGTAAAAGAATAAGGAAATGGAATTATCAGTATTAGACAGAGTAATAATAACAAAAGCGTTATTGCCGGAGACTGGAACAATAGAACAAATCAGGCTTGTTATATCGCTTAAGAATAAGATTGGTTTTTCTAGAGAAGAATTGCAATCACTACGAATAACCAGTCCTGCAAAAGGCGTGATAGAATTACCACATCTTACAGAAGATATGAAGAATAGGGTAATTCAATATTTTATAACACCGGAGGAACTGGAATTGTTAAAACTTTTTGCAAATGCTTTTAATCAAAACGGGTGGGTCACTCCTACCAGTTTAGATACAATCGAATATCTATTAAATAGCTAAATAACATGGCGACAAAAGATATCAAAAACTTCACAAAGTATCCCTCCCTTTCGGATAACGATTATCTGCTTGGGACTAAAACGGATTTAGGTGGAACGGATGCCGGTATTGCAGTAGGTGATTTCAAAAAACAGGTGGCCAGTGATGCGGCCCCAAGTATCAACGATAACGGATATTGGGTTGTGAATGGAGTAAGTACAGGCCAAAAAGCTATAGGTGAAACGCCTGTATTGGAAAGTGGTACAACAACAACCGGAGATGCCGGTACGGAGGCATCGGCGGAAGTCATAGCCAGCGGTACGACAGAAGGAGGGCAACCCAGATACAAGATTAATCTGGTCATTCCACGAGGCTCAGACGGAAACCCTGGCGAAGACGGCAACGACGGAAAAACCGTACAATTGCAGATCGGTGATGTAGCCAAAGGCGATACGCCATCGGCTACTTTGACTCCGGATGGAACTGACACGTCCGGCAATCCTGTATATAAGTTAAACCTGGTGTTACCAAAAGGCGACAAGGGTAATGATGGAAAAACACCTGTCTTTGAAACAGGCACAGTTACGACCGGCAATCCCGGAACAGCGGCATCAGCCACGGTGGAATTTGTAGGAACAACGGCAGAAGGTTATCCACTGTACAAAATCAATCTAACGGTTCCCCGCGGGCAGCAAGGTTTGCCCGGTGAAGGATCCGGAAACGTATCGGCTTCCGGTACCGGACTTATAATCGGTAGGAAGTACCTGTTTGTCCCTGATTCGGACGGGAGTACATCCGGATCATTTATCGAATATGTCCCCCAGGAGCAGGTACAACCGGATTGGAATGCGACAGAAGGGAAGGGGGCTATACTGAATAAGCCGACCATCCCGACAAAGACCAGTGAATTGGCCAATGACAGCGGCTATACTACATCCACGGCTGTGGCTGAATTGTTAACAGGGTATGTGCAGAAGGTGGCAGGCAAAGGTTTGTCTACCGAAGACTTTACAACGGAACTGAAGAATAAACTGGCGGGACTGAACAATTATGATGATACGGATATACAAGCTGCCGTAACGTCATTGCAAAACCAACTCGATACGCTGTTGTCCGGCAATGCTTCTACTGCCATCGAAAGTTTCAATGAGATAATCGCGTTCCTTGCAAACGTAGAAGACAGTCAAACACTGGAGGGTATTATTGCCGGTATCAATACGACCATAGCCGATGTCCGGGCTTCCATCCCTACCAAATTATCGCAGTTGACAAACGATGATAACACGGTAAAGGATGAAAATTATGTACATACGGACAACAACTATACAACGGCAGAGAAAACCAAGTTGTCCAGTATTGCAGACAATGCTAATAATTATGTGCATCCTGTTACACCTGGCAATAAGCATATCCCTGCTGGCGGATCAGAGAACCAAATACTGAAATGGTTTGCCGACGGCACGGCTGTTTGGGCTGATGATGAAGGAGGAGGTTCTGCGGTAGAATTTTATAAAGTACCGATTACTGAGTCTGCTAAAGTATTATGGCGTGCCAGTGGAATACTAAGTACGCTCTCTGATATTGAATCGTTTTTAGGCCCACTAGCCGATTTTATATCTGCCGCTGAAGCTGGTAAGTCTATCTATTTCGTAAGTAATGGTGGAAATGTAACTGTAAATGGTTTAGAAGTATCTGCAGACGGAAGTACGAAAAAAATTACATTCACGACTGAGTGGCCATATTATAACGGAAATAACAGCGGCGTATTCAAACTGACCACATATTTATCGTATCTATCTGATAGTAACTGTAATATGTATAACAGAGGTGTATTCGACGGGTTGCGTGATCCTTCTTATGCCTCCGGTAATTGGACGGCTTATATTACCGGTAGCCCTGGCGTTATTACTACTCAAACTGATGATACAATAAGATTGACCAGATGGTATTTTCTCCCGAAACACGGTTCTACGACAACTCTTATAGTATCAAATACAGGGTCTGCGGACATAGCTATTACTTTAGAGTTGGACGCAAACGCCACAGGGGATGGTAGTTCACTCGTAGTCATTGGAGACAACCCTGTAGTTATCACGGCCGGCAAAACGATTGAAGTGTCGATTATGTGGGCTAATTGGAAATATTATGTAAGATATTCAGAACCATTTTAAACTTTAAATTATGAGTATTATAAGGAGAAGATCATTGTTGTATGCATCAAATACCATAGAAGTATCGCAAATAATTACTATTAAAGAGTCTGGTACTTACACTGTACCAAACGATACTATTCGTATAGATGTATTTATGGTTGGCGCAGGTGGTGGAGGTGGGCTACCTGTCGCCCCAACCGGGGGTTATACCGCAGGCCATAAAGGAAAAGGCGGAAGCGCTGTTTATTATGAAAACATACCTTTTACTAAAGGCGAAGAGATAAGTGTTACAATAGGGCTGGCAGGGAAAGGTGCAACTACTGCAAACACTGCCGGTACTGATGGAGGTGATACATCCCTGGGTGATTACACTGCGGCTGGCGGAAAAGGTGGAGCAGCAGGTACTAACACATCAACATCGGCAGGCAATGACGGCTCTATGATATGTCCGTTTGGAGCTATAGACTCAGAGTCTATTACAGATACCGCCTTATTCGGTGCTGACGGGGGGGATGGCAGCACCACTACTACTGCATTGGCAGGAGGGGCTACCGGAGGCGGAAAAGGTGCCAACCGTTCAACTGCTGCAAGTTCTGCGACCTTCTATGGTGCAGGCGGTGGGGGCGGAACCATATATAAATCGTGGGGAAGTGCAACTGTGAGAAATGCAGGGGATGGTTATGATGGAATTGTGCTATTAAAAGTAACACGGAAAGAGACAGTAAAACCTGCTAGCAAAACGTGGATATTGCTTCCTTTCAATAAAAACATAAAAGATTCTTCGGATAATGGGCGGGAAACATCTTTATTTGGCTCTCCTACATACGCAACAGGCGCATTTTACAGTACCAATCGTTCTGACAGCTCAATTCAGGTAAAGTGGAACTCAGGCGTGGTCGTTGCTGATAAACAATCATTCATTGACCTACTTAATTCTGGTAATTTTACAATAGAGTTATTCTTTAAGATGTATATATCTGATGTGCTTCAGGACAAATACTATCAATTTATAGGTATTGATGACGGTACTGTTAATGGTTTTCACTTCAGAATAGACGGATCGAGTGGAATGTTGTTATTTGGTGTGTATAATGACACAAAAATAGCAAAAACACCTCTTATCGTTTCATTAAGAGACAATGAGTTTCACCATTTTTTTGTTCAGTGCAGAAATGGGAAATATTCATTTGGCCAGGACGGAGCGATAACTTCTGTATCCACGACCCCGAATCTTACATTCCCAAACGCCGATCTTATCGTGGGTGGAAGAAAATCGAATACCAGTGGCCTAGAGGATTATTGGTGGCAGATTGATGGCTTTCGTATTTCAAGGGTTGGAAGGTATGTTGGCAGTAGTTATACGGTACCAACCAAGGAATTTACAGAGTAATACTTTTTCTCATGTGTAAAACAACCTGCCGGTCCCACCTGTGAAGGCCGGACCGGTTAAACTAAAACAGCTTATGAAAGTAATATACAATAGCCTGATCCCCTTTAAAGGATTCTCAGCGATTAATCTTTTCGGGATAGTATTTGCCCGAAAAGAATACAAGGAGTTAAGCCGCAGGACGCTTAACCATGAGGCGATACATACTGCACAGATGAAAGAGATGCTGTATATCGGATTCTATATCTGGTATCTATCGGAGTGGCTTATCAAGCTGCCTGTATACGGGAAGAAAGCCTATGAAAACATCTCATTTGAAAGGGAAGCGTATGCATTTCAATCCGATCGGTATTATCTAAAGGTGAGAAAGCATTATGCCTGGCTAAAGGTGTTAGTCGATGTGAAATAAAAATATACTACCCCGAACCTCACGACCCAGGGTAGTCTGTCAAAGTAAACTCCTTCAAAGAAGGAGGTGTATGCAGCAAAAGTAATGTTTAATTTAAAAAAATGTAGTATGAAAAAGATTTTATTTTTAATTGTGGCTTTGATTTCTTTGATTTCAGGAAACATTTACGCCCAGGAGGTAGTTACGGACCCTTCAACCTCATTTGTCATTGACCTCGGAACGTTTACCGGCATCGTAGCAGTAGTGTCAACCTTAGTTACACAGATCACAAAGGTTGTTCCGGCTATCTCGGACAGTAAGCTGATTAAAATCCTGATATCCGTTGGTACTGGTATTGTAATATGTATGTTGGCTTGGTTATTACACCTTACTCCATTATTGACCGGTTATGTTTGGTGGCAGGTATTAATATATGGTTTGGCAACCGGATTGTCCGGATGCGGTTTTTACGATATAATCAAAGCAATTGGAGGCCTGTTCGGCAAGCAGGACGAAGTGATACATTATAATAAGTAGTTTGGGGTATAAGGGCGGTCTGACAGCCGCCCTATTATAAAAACTTGAAGATTCTTTAAATATTTACAAGGATATGGACATTAACAGTATAGCAACAATTGCAGCAACCATTTTAGGATCTATTGGAGGCTTAGAGTTTTTCAGATGGCTCGGAAGCCGAAAAAAAGATAACGTGGTTTGGCTGGAAGAGCGTATAACCCAACGAGATTTAAAAATAGATGCCCTTTATGTAGAGTTGCGTAAAGAACAGGCTGATAAATTGAATTGGATACATAAATACCATGAACTGGAATTGCTGTACAAAGAAGCGGAATGGAACAGGTGTAATGTCCGACATTGTGAAGGAAGAATACCTCCAAGAGGAGAGATGAATAAAACTA